GATTTAACAGATGTTTGGGGAATTAAAAATGATACAGGAGATTTTACTAAATTACACAAACATGGAGAGTCTCATATATCAGGTCTTTTTTATTTAAATCATCATCCTCAAGTTTTAGAATTTCCACAACTTAATTTAAAAATTAAACCAGAACCTGGTCTTTTTTTAATTTGGAACAGTTCCTTATGGCATAAGTGTGATCCTATTGTGTATAAGGAACCAAAGTATGCTGTCGTTTTTAACCTAAAGTATCGAAATGAACCTCCTCTTATGTTATAATCTGGCATGCCTTTGACAAATGTACAGATACAAGCAGGTTTTGATAAACAATTAACCCCGACTGGAGCTCCTGGAAGATGGACGGATGGTGATTTTGTTAGATTTCGATATGGTCTTCCTGAAAAAATAGGAGGATGGGAACAGATTACAGGTAAAACATTAGTTGGAGCAGCTCGAGAACAATTAATTTGGGCTGATTTGGACGGAAGAAATTATGCTGCTATTGGTACTAATAAAGCTTTAATAATTTATTATGGAGGAGCATTTTATGACATTACTCCTTTGGATAGTGCTCTTACAGGTGCTGATTTTGATGCTACTCTTAATGACCCCACAGTTACGGTTAATAAAGCATCGCACGGCTTTGATGTAGGGGATCTATTTACATTTACATCAGTTACGGTACCAACAGGATCAGGATATACTACAGGAGCTTTTGAAGATCAAACTTTTCAAGTTGTTACGGTACCAACAATTGATACTTTTACAATTACTATGGCTACCAATTCTGGAGCCACTACTGCAGGGACTGGATCAGCGACACTTAATCCTTATATTAAAGTTGGTCCTTTAAATCAATCTTATGGCTATGGTTTTGGAACATCTGGATGGGGCGGTTCTTCAGGAGTTCTTGGAACTTTAAATGGAGCTTTATTAAATGATACTGCTGGTACTGGTGGTGTAGGTACTTCTATAACTCTTGCTTCAACTACAGGATTTCCAACAAGTGGAGTTATAAAAGTAGATAGTGAATTAATATCTTATACAGGAATTTCTTCTAATGATTTAACAGGAATTTCAAGAGCGGCCAACGGAACTTCAACAGCAGCTCATAGTAATGGAGCAGGTGTAGAATATTTTATAGGATGGGGAGACGCAGCTCTAAGCTCTACAGTACAATTAGATCCTGCATCTTGGTCTTTAGATCATTTTGGAGAAAAACTAATTGCAACTATTAAAAATGGAAAAACTTACGAGTGGACTCCAATTGCTTCTAGTGGAACCGCTTTAAGTACTCGCGCAACTGTAGTAAGTAATGCTCCTACTAAATCAGTAATGTCTATTGTTTCAGAAAGAGATAGACATTTAATTGTTCTTGGAACCGAAACAACTATAGGAACTCCAGCTACCCAAGATAAAATGTTTATTAGATTTTCGGATCAAGAAAATATATCGGATTATACTCCTACTTCAGTCAACACCGCAGGAACTTTTAGATTAGATTCAGGTGTAAAAATTGTAGGAGCAGTAAAAGCTAAAGATTATATTTTAGTACTAACAGATAACGCTGCTTACACTATGCAGTTTGTAGGGCCTCCATTTACATTTTCTATTAAACAAGTAGGATCAAATTGTGGACTGATTGGTCAACATGCTGCTCAATATGTTAATGGTGCTGTCTGGTGGATGGGACAAGCTGGCGGTTTTTTTGTCTATGATGGTACAGTCAAAGCACTTCCGTGTTTAGTAGAAGATTTTGTTTTTACTAATAAAGGAGATAATTTAGGAATTAGTTATTCTAATGGTGAACAAATTTATGCAGGATTAAATCATTTATATGGAGAATTAAATTGGTTTTATCCTAAATATGGTTCATCAAATATAGATAGAATAGTAACTTATAATTATGAAGAAAATGTATGGACTACTGGTTCTTTAGATAGAACTACATGGGCTGATGCAACTTTATTTGATAATCCATATTCTACTAAATATAGTACAACAGGTACTCCAAATTTTCCAACCATACAGGGTGTAACAAACGCTAATGGAGCTAGTACATATTACGCACAAGAAGTAGGTAGTAATGAAGTAGACTCAGCTGGAGCATCTACAGCAATTGCTGCTTACATAGAGTCAGGAGATTTTGATCTTAGTGTAGGAGGACAGGGGGAATTTTTTATGAGTATGAGAAGATTTATTCCTGATTTTAAATTATTAACAGGCAATGCTAAAATAACTATTAATTTAAGAAAATATCCTGCTGATACTGCTACTTCATCCCCTTTAGGGCCGTTTACTATTACAAGTACTACTGATAAAGTAGACACTAGAGCTAGATCACGATTTGCATCTTTAAAAATTGAAAATACAGCGGTCGATGAAACTTGGAGATTTGGCACATTTAGAGCAGATGTACAACCTGATGGAATGAGATAATGTTTAGTAATTACTATAATAGAAATTTAGCAAACCAAGCAGTTAACTTATTTAACAACAGAAACCCTGTAGGAATAGATACTCTTGGAGTAAACAACCAAGCACAAAATAATTTACAAAACTATGGTGGGTTAACCTTTGCTCCAAACGATCCAATGGCAATTGAAAAAGGCAACCAAATAAATAACCCTCCTAATACTGAATGGGGTTTGGGTAAGCATATAAAAGGAAGTGCAATAACTGGTTTTGCAAAAAATATAGGTTTTCCTAGTTTTGCTGCAACGGCACTAGGTGCAGCTTTTTCTCCTATAACTGGATTAGCTGCTTTGAATAATTATTTACAAAATACTACATGGGGTAAATCTAAAACACTTGCGGCATATTTAGCAGCAAAGCGTGCGGCTAAGAAAAAACAAGCTAGAATTGATGCAGGATATGACGAAGCAGGTAATTGGACAAGTCCTTCAGGGAGAGACCATGCAGGTACAGGAGGAATCGGAAGTCCAGAATCTGCAAGAGGAGGAGCTCCAGGAACATCCAAGGGAGAAGGAGGCTGGAAAGGATAATGGCTAAAATAAACATAATCATACCTGAACCACGAAATGAATATGATGTAAGTAATCAAAGACAAATAATTGAATCACTAGATACTTTAAAAAATCAACTTAATTTTTCTTTTCAATTTGACTTGAAAACCGAACAAGATTCGTTTAATTGGTTTCTATCATGACAATACAATATAAAAATGCTGGAATAAGTTTAACCACTACAAATACTGTAACGGTTCTTACCTCGCCAGCTTCAGCGAGATGTTTAATTAAACAAATACAACTAAGTAATGGATCATCGGCAGGAGCTCTTGCAGTAGTTACGCAAGTTACCGATTCTTCTGCTTCTACAACTTATAGAGTAGGCAATCAAAGTATAGCTGCATCATCTACTACAGATATAATTACTAAAACTTTAGTATTAGAAGAAAGTGATGCATTAAAAATGACATGTCCAACTAGTAATGAAGTTCAAGGAATTGTGTCCTATGCTCAAATAGACAGATCACAGGAGAATGGCTAAAAAAACAGTCCTTGATTTATTTTCAGGAATAGGGGGTTTTAGCTTAGGGCTAGAATCAACGGGATTGTTTGAAACTGTTAAATTTGTTGAAAAAGATCCTTATTGTATTAAAGTATTAAATAAAAATTTTCCAAATGTACCTATTGAGGAGGATATAAAAAATGTCAAAGGAAGAGAATTCGAAGCAGATGTCATTACTGGAGGCTTTCCCTGCCAGCCAGTGTCGGTCGCAGGAAAACAAAAAGGAACAAGTGACGACAGATATCTCTGGCCAGAAATGTTTAGAATCATTAGGGAAGTCAAACCCCAATTCGTTATTGGGGAGAATGTGCAAGGAATTATTAACATCCAAGACGGCATGGTACTCCGACAGGTGCAAGATGACTTGGAAGGTGAAGGTTTCGAAGTCCAATGTTTCCTTATTCCAGCTTCAGGCATCGGTGCTTGGCACAGGAGAAACAGAGTTTGGATTGTGGGCTACTCCGAACACAATGGATCACTTGCCACCAAGATCAAAGGAAGGAACATTGAAATTGCAACAGGGCAACAGGAAAGGCCGAACGAAACCACCGAACCTGAGAGAACAAGTGGATCCAGAGACAATGAAAATGTATCCAACACCGAGAGCGTCAGCAGCAATGAACGAGAACCTAGAAACAGTGAGGAAAAGAGTAGAGAAGAGAGGCAAGTTAGGAACGAAGTTAGAGGAAACGATGGCCATGGAGTTACCAAAGATGTATCCGACACCTCAAAGATCAGATCATCTAGCGAATCAATCAGAGACATTGAAAGCTTGGGAGAAGAGAGCAACAGAGAAAAAGAAACAGGGAATCAATCTTCAGTTTGCATTGAGACACGCAGTTCAAATGTATCCAACACCGACAGTGGATTGCGAAGAGGGAGGACAGCAATCGGAGAGAGTGGAGAGAACAAAGTCTGGAGGTTTTATTCTGAGGAAGAAGAACAACCCAGAGTCAACATTCGGAGCCAAACTATCGGACGCAATGTTGTATATGGATCAACCCAAAGTTGGTGGCAAATTGAATCCGAGTTTTGTAGAGTTCCTAATGGGATTTCCTATGAATTGGACAAAAATAGAGCCAAAAGAATAAAAGCCTTGGGGAATGCAATAGTGCCTCAGATAGCAAGAGAAATAGGTTTAGCTATAATGAAAGTTGCCTCGAATGAGTAGAAAAAAGAAACCTTTATTTGGTGTAAGTAATTACATTAAACATAAACCTCGTAAACGCCCAGGACGACATGCTAAGTCACCTAAAAAATGTAAACCCCCAACAAAAAAATACCATAAACAAGGAAGGAGATAATTATGAGTTTTTTAATTTGGCATTTAAGTGCAATTGTAGTTGTAATTTGTATTGCTTTTTTAATAGGTTATTCATTTGGCAAATATAAAGAAAAAAATGAAAATAACTAATTTTCAAAACAACAATATTTGTAACCCTTTTAATCCTGTTTATTCTTATTATATTGCTGAAGATATTTTACCAATTGATACTAAAGTATTAACTCAATTTCTTTTATATAAAGAAAAAGAATTATTAAAAAAATACCCACCTAATTATGCTGGAGGAACAGGTGTCAATAAAAACAGCTTAACCACGAGATATATATATTATAACTTACTTGAATTTGATGATGTTTCTTTTTTAAAAAATTATATAAGAAAAGCACATGATAAATTTGTAGAAAAAATTGGTGTAGCAATAGAGAAAAATTATTATGTTCAATGCTGGTATAATGTTTTAAGAAAAAAAGAAAAAATAAAAAACCATCAACATTTTTATTCTAATGAGGGCTACTTAACTGGTCATATATGTGTAAATGTAAACAATACAAGCACTTATTACGAAAGTCCTTACTTTAAAAAACCCCATGAAGTTCCTAACATCCCAGGACAAATTACTTTATTTCCAGGATGGATGGGACATTATACAGATGAAGTGAAAGAAGATTTTGAAAGGGTTACCATAGCATTTGACATACGAACTGAAAAATCTTATAGTGAAATGGAACAACAACGAAAACAACATTGGATTAAAATATGAGTGATATACCTACTATACCGGCACAAGCCAAAGAAGTAATTAAACACAAACGGACTGGAAAAATATATGCATCCAAACAAGAATTTGATGCAGATGTCGCCGATCCAAATACAGATACTACAACCGAAGATTTTAGACAAGATCTAGAAATCACTGTTGCAAAACTTACCTTAACTGGAAAAACAAAAGATAATAAATAATATATGCACCCCAGAGGAGGAACTGAGCTTCAAATGGAAATGCTCTACAAGCATTGTCCAAAAGAATTATTAGATAAAGTTCAGATTTGTACTTCTATTCCAGGTAAAATACCTTTGGATCCTAATAAATTAAATATTTTATGGCAAAAAAATTCTTACGACCAACCTAACCTTCAAGAATTTTTTAGTAACAAGGAAAGGCATAAGGAATACGATTGGTATATATTTAATTCTCATTGGAATTATGAAAAATTTAGAAATCATTTTAATATCCCTACCGAAAAATCTTTAGTTATTAAAAATGGTTGTATGAACTTTCCTCAAAGAAAAGTTTATAAAAGAGGAGAACCAATAAAAATTATTCATCATTGTACTCCATGGAGAGGTTTGTCTGTCTTATTGGGAGCAATGCAACAAATTAAAAATCCTTTAATTACATGTGATGTGTATAGTAATACGCAAGTGTATGGAGATGAATTTCATAAAACTCATGATGATGAATTCAAACCTTTATATGATCAGGCTAAAAGTCTTTT